AAAGGCTACGTGATCGAGCATTGCGTAGCCTTTTTCCAAAGACAGCAGAAGGAAGAGGAATACAGGGTATATGTGACAGACACGCTTAAGGCTATGGCGGAAAGCATCGCACACGCCTACGGGGGAAGCGTTCCGAAGTACAGATATGCCGATATTATCCAGCCTGGAAAGCCGGAAGTAGAGGAAACAAGGACAGCGCAGGAAATTATCAGCAACATATCAAAGAAACTTAACAGGATGACAGGGGATTGATTTATGGATGTTTTCGATTTAGCGGCAAAGATATCCCTTGATACAAGCGAATACGAAAAAGGCCTTGATGGTGCCGAGAGCAAGGCGGAGTCTTTTGGATCTAAGCTGCGCGGCGGCCTTGGCAAGGCGGCAAAGATAGGTGCAGGGGCAGTTGCGGCTATCGGGACGGCATCAATTGCGGCAGGCGCTGCGTTCGTTAAGGGCATCGATAGTGTCGCGGCATTTGGCGATAACATCGACAAGATGAGTCAGAAGATGGGCATGAGCAGTGACGCCTACCAGGAATGGGATGCGGTCATGCGGCACAGCGGAACGAGTATGGAAGCAATGAAAGCATCCATGAAAACGCTTGCCAATGCAGCAGAATCAGGATCTGATGCTTTTGAAAAACTTGGCATATCTCAGGAAGAGATTGCCAATTTGTCACAGGAGCAGCTTTTTGAGCGCACGATATCCGCACTGCAGAATGTCGAGGATGAAACGCAGCGCACATACCTTGCAGGCAAGACGCTGGGCAGAGGCGCGACAGAGCTGGGCGCTCTTCTGAACACATCGGCAGAAGATACGGAGAAGATGCGCAAAAGGGTGCGCGAACTTGGCGGCGTGATGTCCGGCAAGGCTGTAAAGCAGGCGGCAAAATTCAAGGACTCCTTACAGGATATGCAGACCGCTATAAGCGGTGTGAAGAACAAACTTCTGTCCTCTTTTATGCGTCCTATGCGTAGGATCATGGACGGCATCACGGAAGTGTTTGCCGGAGATTCCGATAAGGGTATCGGCATGATCACTAACGGCGTAGACAGGCTGGTTAAAAAGCTGGGCAAGAAGCTGCCGGAAATGATGTCTACAGCCGGAAAACTTCTGTCCGCATTCGGCACGGCGATTGCAACCAATCTGCCGAAACTGATGACATCGGCGGTTAATTTTGTAATTACCGCGCTTCCGGGTGCTATCACAGGCCTGCTTTCGATTATTATTCCTGCGCTTACATCGCTTGTATCAAGCGTATCATCAGCACTGCCCGGCCTCCTGACAGGGGTCATTGATTCAATTAAGAACATAATTACAGGCAATGCAGGGGTATTCGCCGATCAGGGTGTAACGCTTCTGACAAGCATTGCAAGCGGCATTGCAGGCGCTGTTGGCGCTGTTGGCAGTGCGATTGGCAATATCATCACATCAATTGGCACATGGATTGATACGAACAAGGAAACGCTGAAGACAAAAGGCGGAGAGATCTGGGACAAGATCGTTGCAGGCGTTTCTGAGGCCGTTGGTAATATCGGCGAAACGCTGGCCTCATTAGGCGAAAAGATCCTTGGGTGGATAAACGGCGATGGTATGGCAAGCCTGCAGGAAAACGGCACAGCGCTGTGGAATACGATCATGTCAGGCATCACCACGGCGATTGCAACGATCGGTGAAGGCCTTGGCGGCATCCTGACGGGGATAGCATCATGGGTTGTTGAGAACTGGGATGCTATCAAGCAGGCAGGCGTGACAATCATGAAGACGATCATAAGCGGAGTTGTCACGGCTGCAGGCGATATCATCACAGGAATGCTGACGCTGCTTGCAACTGCCATTGCATGGATATACCAGAACAGGGATACCATCATCAATGTTGGTAAAACGATCCTGTCCAATATAGTTAGTGGAATCATCACTTATGTTCAGTTGGTTTGGGATGGACTGGTTGAACTTGTCAGCACAATCCTTGGATGGTTCACGGATCATGGTTCGGATCTGGAAGACGCAGGGAAAACTATTGTCACTGGTATCAAGGATGGTATAGTCGCGTTCCTTGACAGGATAAAGGCCGGGCTTAATAAGCTGGTAGAAAAGTTGGTTTCCGCTGTGAAGGGAATGAACTTTCTGTCCGTTGGCCTTGCGATTGTTAACGGCATTGTGAAAGGACTTGCAGGAGCGCTAGGCACGCTTGTGACAGGCCTTGATAACCTGATAAAGAACGCCATTGCGAAGATTGAGGCAAAAGGGTACACGATCCATCCGAAGGTCAACGCAAAGACTGGCGTTGTTGAGACAGGAACATACAGCGGACATAACAGCGAGACTGGAGGTAATTTTGCGAAGGCGAAAAATAGGCCGTATCTGTTCACGAAAGGCACTGTGTTTGGTCGCTACAACGGCGAAAATCTGATAGCAGGGGAAGCAGGGCCGGAGATGCTGCTGGGCGTCAACAAACTGAACGCAATGCTGTTCCAATCGGTGCAGGGCGGTATGCAGAGCATGATGGGGCAGATGGCTGAGATGATGCAGAGCGCAGGAGCAGGAGCAAGCAACGCAAGCGCACAGATTCAGCAGGAAATCCTTAATGTGCTGAATACCTATTTCCCACAGCTGGCGAATATGCAGCTTGTTCTTGACACAGGGGCTGTGGCTGGGGCTGTCGCTCCGGGTGTGAATCAGGCGCTTGGCAGCAGCGTATCTAACAGGCGGAGGTATATGGCGTGAGCAATAAATACGAACAGCAGTATGGCGTTACATTCGGTGGCAAGCACAGTTTCCGGAACTACAGGCTGCTCCCGACAGCCATGCCTCAGATTTCCCCTCCGTCTGTCAATACGTTCTATGTTGATGTGCCGGGCGCGGATGGGTCGCTGGATCTGACAGAGGTGCTTACCGGGTATGTAACATACGGAGACAGAAGCGGAGATTTCCAGTTTAAGATCTATGCCCCTAGAAGCGACTGGTATGACATCTATAACGAGATCGTGCACGACCTTCACGGCAAGAAGATGGATGTGATTCTTGATGAAGATGCACAGTATTACTACAACGGGCGGCTGTCCGTGGGATCTATGCAGGCAGGAAAGAACAGCGCAAAGCTGAAGATCTCCGGCACGTTTTCTGCGTATCAGTATGTCATTGATACCTATTCCGGAAATGATTGGCTGTGGGATCCTTTTGATTTCGAAAATGGCATCGCAAGGGAATACTACAAGATAAAGGTGCGCAATTCTAAGACCATCACGCTGATTGGTTCTGCTCTGGTCGTTTGCCCCATTTTTACGCTTGAATCAGGTAACCTGACAGCGATAGTTAACGGCAATCGGTATCCGCTGACATTGGGCGAAAATATTTTCCTTGATGTGCTGCTGACGGAGGATGATCTTGATGTAACGCTGGTCGGGAACGGTGTTATCACAATCAATTACAGGATCGGAGGCACAAGCTGATGTACAGCATATATGCGGACGGAAAGCTGATATTTGCCCCTCCTGTGGTTAACGATGGTTATATAGCCTATAACGCTTCCGTGACCAGGGAATTGAATAAGATAGACAGCGCAGAGTTTACTATACCTACCACGGGCAAGGGCTACGACCTGATCGAGAAGCTGAAAAGCGTTATCACGATAAAGGACGGGGATGAAAAGATATTCCATGGACGATGCATCAACATCCGGGAGGACTTTTATAAGCAGCGCACCTTTGAATGCGAGGGATGTCTTGGCTATCTGAACGACAGCGTTCTGCGTCCTTATTCTTTCAGCACGGAAACTCCCGGCAACATTTTTAAGTATTACGTGGACAAGCACAACGAGAGGGTTGACGAGGGCAAGCAGTTTGTGGTTGGCAGCATATCATCCATGCAGGCGGATCAGATCGTAAGGGAGTCTGCAGAGTATCCGTTAACGCTGGACGAGATGATGGATAAGCTGATAGAGACATATGGCGGATATATCATGCCGCGCTATGTCGGCGATCAGATATATCTTGATTACAAGGCGAGAAGCGGAGGGGATAACGGACAGGTTATCCAGTTTGGAAAGAATCTGCTGGAACTGGAGAAGTACATGGATGCTGCCGAAATCAAAACGGTGCTTGTGCCGCTTGGCGCATCCTACACTCCGCAGGGGTCAGAGGAACAGGTGAGGGTCGATATCACAAGCGTAAATGATGGAAAAGACTACATAGAAAATGCATCCGGCATTGCGCTGTTTGGAAGAATCGAGGCCTGTGAGACATGGGATGATATCACGCTTCCGGCGAATCTGCTGACGGCAGCGCAGGCGCGTATCCAGGAACTTGTGTCCGAAGCTGTAACCCTGACGCTATCGGCAATTGATTTTTCCTTGCTTGATGTGGAAGAGGACAAGATACGGCTGGGCGAATATAACCGTGTGCTTTCGCCTCCGCATGATCTGAATGATTATTTCCAGTGTTCAAAGATTGTGCTGGATCTGAGCGACCCGAGCCGGAACAGCTACACATTTGGCAACCCGAGACCAACTTTAACTGACAGCATAAACCGCTATAGACTGTCGTAGGAAGGAGAGACATGGCTGTAACTGAGACGATACAGGAGCTGCTGCAGGGCATCGATGATGCGCAGTACGGCAGGGATATGCGGCAGTATATCCACAAGGGCATCCAGAAGTGCTATGAGGAAGGAAGCGCAGGAGAGACAGACCTGACGGCACGGGAGCGGCTTGATGTCATAGAAGGATCAGTAGATAAGTGGTATAAGCTTCCGGTAACCATTGAGAACGTAACACCGAGTTCTGACTATGACATCGAATGCAAACTTATCATCAATCCGTTTCTGAAGTTGCTTGATATACATCTGGCAGTAGCGAACGGAAGCACAGCGAAAACACATATTGACGGCACGGTAACGCAGTTACCAATAATCATGCCGTATAACAATCAGGGCACGTCATACAGGGATATCATGCTGTTTTCAAAGGATAGCAGTAACAATGTGATTATCACGCCTGCGGCAATTCAAAACTATAGCACGCAAAGCAAAATCATTTTCAGTGGAAGTTTTGCGGCAACAAAAGTATATTCCGGATCAATCCGCTTGCCGTACTATGATCTGTGTGCAGACCATCCGCTGAGTGAAGCGGAATTGATAGTGCTGTGAGGATAGCATGACCAGATTCAAGATAACGAAAGACCAACTAGATGAAATGCAAATCGATGCAGGGGTGTTGTGCCGGAATTTCGATATCGATAACCCTGCATTAGAAGAGCAGGACATCATCTGTGCAACTTCAGGCGGTATCAGCATTGACATCACGCCGTCATATGAGGATACGGGCAAGGATGTCTACATGATGGAGCCTGACACGGCGGAAATGCTGATGCTGACCGGGTGGACGGTCGGCGTTGACTTCACATCGATTTCCACAGGGGCGGCGTTTATAGCGTTCGCCCTTGGAGCGGCTGATAAGGCTGACAGCATCAATCCACGGACGGACTTGCATGAAAGCGATTTCTCCGACCTTTGGTGGATAGGTGACAGGGCTGACGGTGGGCTTGTGGCAGTGCGGCTTATCAATGCTTTGTCAGACGGCGGATTTTCGCTCCAAACTGGCAGTAATGCCAAAGGCGGCATAAGTCTCCACCTGACGGCTCACGGGTCGCTAGAGGGCAATTCTGAGGCTGTCCCGGTGGAGATATACAGCATTGAAGGAAGACCGTTCTTCAATGTGGTACAGCATCAGTGGTTGTGGGCTTATAACATTCCTGATGGTGATCTGTTCCGGGTGGACGAAAGCACAGGGCAGTTGGTTGTTACTGAGGCAGGAGGATACACATACGATCTGGATGAGCAGACAGGAAGGATGGAGGTGACACAGGCGTGAGATACCAGAGGATCACGAACCGGGGCGAAGTAATATCACTTGGATACAGGGGCGAGAACAACGCCACACTGATTGAGTTCGATATACCCGATGATTGGCAGGACGGCGTTGTGCAGTTGTTTGTCCTGCGTATGAGCGATACAGAAGCATATGTGCCGAGCGGCTTTTATGTGGAAGACGGAAAAGCGTTTTGGCAGGTGTCATCTTCGGACACGTCTATTGTAGGCAGGGGGCTTGCGCAGTATTGTTCCGTCAATGATGGATCAATCACAAAAACGAAGGTATATACAACGGTTACAGAACCATCCGCAGGGAACACCGACATTATCGTGCCAGCGCCGCAGAAAAGCGTCTTGGATGCGGCGCTGGAATCCGCCAGTGAGTTTGCCTCTAAAGCACAGGCGGCGGCTACAACTGCGGATAGAACAGCGCAGGGAATTCCTCAGGCTGTAGATGATGCGCTTAATGATGCGCTTGAAGAGGCAAAGGCATCAGGACTGTACTATGGCGAAAAGGGAGACAAAGGAGACAATGGCGAAAAGGGAGATAAGGGAGATAAGGGAGACACGGGGGCAAAAGGCGATACCGGGGCAAAAGGCGATCCAGGCTTGGATGGAAAAGATGGACAGGACGGTCACAGCCCCGTAATCACGACAACCAAATCAGGGAAGACCACAACCTTATATGCAGACGGCGTGCCGATTGGAACGGTTCTTGACGGCGAAGATGGTTCTGCCCCTGTGGCATCGGTAAACGGCAGAACTGGTGCGGTGACAGGGCTGATTGATGCGCCGAGTAGTCCTGCAATTGGAGCGTTTCTCGTCTGGAACGGATCGGCATGGACAGCGCAGACATTGGCAACATGGCAAGGGGGTGCGTACTAATGGCGGTAGATAAGTTAGTAGATTCCGCACAGCTTGAGAGCGACCTCAGTGACATCGCCGATGCTATCCGTGCAAAGACAGGCGGCACTGCGGATTTGCAGTTTCCGGGTGAGTTTGTGAGTGAGATTGGGAGTATTGAGACAGGCGGTGGTGAGAGCGATGTGGCTTTCAATGGATTAATTGAGAGGACATATTCCGGGGTGTTAAGCGTTGCTTCGACAAAATTTGGGAAAAACGCATTACGGAATTGCTCAAACATCACGCTTGTGTGCGCACCTAATTGCAAAAAAATAGAGTCAGAAGCAACAAAAGAAATGAATGCCCTTGAAACAATCGACCTTGGAAATTGTGCGTCAATAGATGATATGGCGTTCCAAAATGATTCAAATCTAAAAAATATCATTATTCGAAGAACCGCCGGTGTTTGTGCGCTATTAAGCGGTCGAGTGTTTTTATATACGCGATTCGTTTCTGGCGGTGCAGGGGGATCTATTTTTGTTCCGTCCAATTTAATAAGCGCATATAAAACCGCTTCGAATTGGGCAACTCTTGAAGGGTATGGCGTTGTTAATTGGGTTGCGATTGAGGGGAGCATCTACGAAACGCAGTACGCAGATGGTACATCGATCCCAACCACATAAGGAGGTGCGACATGATAATCAAAGAGCATTTTGACGTAAACGGTCGAGACTTCATCCGCACCTACTCCGACAAGGGCATGATGATTCACGGTGGTATGCCCGAAGCTGACTACGCAGAAGCACTTGACCCTGCGGAATTTGGCAGAACGTACACAGAAACAGACATTCCGATTGATGGTGATTCTTATGGAAGGGAGGTAGCTGATGGCAACAACGTATAATGCAGGAATCGTGACCGCATACGGGGCGGCTGTCCGTGGCGGTTACACTGGCACTTATGAAGAGTTCTGCCGCCAACAGGCAGGGTATGCACAGAGTGCGGCGGCTGTAGAACAGGCGAAACAGGATGTGCAGGAACTTGTTGACGGTATCCCGGCAGACTACACTCAGTTGTCTGATGATGTTTCTTCGTTAAAGGAAGATTTAAATCTGTTTACAAATAATAAAACGTACACCTACACAAAGAATAAAAGCATCAGCAATACTGCACCGACAACACAAGTGGCTGAAAACAATTGGGAAAGTGTTATTGTTCCGTGTTCTGAGGGTGACGTTTTTAGCGTTTTGGGGTACGGCGGAAACTCGACTCGCTTATGGATGTTTGCGGATTCAAGTGGTAGTCTTTTGACGCAATCTCCGCCAACGTATAACCCCTCAACATATGAAACAATAACCGCTCCGGCTAATGCTGCATATTTAAGTTGTAATAGCAGATACGCTAACAAGAGCGGCTCTCTTATCAAGGGGAAACCACTCTGCGATGATGTGTCAAGCTTAGATCATGATTTGGACGCTATTACTAGCAGTACATCACTGATGTTTTCAGCTAGTGGTTATTGCATGAATTGTGCTTCTAGTCCTGTTTCTTTAACACCGTTCGCAACAAGCAGTTCTTACAGATACATTTTAACTGATTGCACAGAAGGTGACAGATTCACTGTCACTGGCACAGGTGGACAATCTCCAAAGTTGTGGTGTTTTCTTGATAGCAGTAATGCAATTTTAGCATCCGCAGGGAATAATGCATCATTATCAAACGGTGTCATTATTGCACCAAAGAACGCAAAAAAACTTATCATAAACGACAATACAAAAGCAGGATATGTCTACAAAGGTGTTTGCTTAGATCAGTTGCTTTTTAATGGCAAGGAAAAACTGGGCAATATTATTCCAAGCATCACGAATTGGAGGGCAGACATTGCCGGATATGACGCGAATAATCCTGTATATCCTGTATCGCCTGAGGATATGCCAAAAAACACTTATGCTTATGCAACAGGTGCGGCTTTTTCAGGTTTTAACAATACTGTTTTTACTTTAACTCCGTCATCGGCTTATTGGTTTATAAAGATCAATAATGCAAATGCATCTAGCGTGATCGCTGATGTATGTATGTTCATAATTATTGAACCATCGACAGGATATATGTATATTGGCAGAAGTGCCAATAATGGAACGACTACCAATTGGGTTTCATTGCCGACCAATCAGGTAACCAATAATATATACAATAATACGTACAATGTCACAGCGACCCCGGCAATAACGTCTGATAGTAATTATTATCTGTCAAGCACTGGCGATACTACAGACAGAACAAACGACATTGCTACAATGCTTTCGACATATAAAATGTGTCGACTTGGTACTGGTGTCTTTTATGTTAATAATCTTCAGATGCCAAGGGAAACAAGAATTACTGGAAATGGGAATTCAACAGTAATCGTTTACAATGGGAACTCTTCCAGTGGGTACGCGATAAAACTCGGTTATTATTGCAGTATTGACAATGTGCTGATTGAACAAGGAACGGCAGATTACAACCCAAGTGGCACAAGTGTTGGAGATGTTCACGGAATCCTGTTTGAAGGTGATGCAGATGCATCGACCCCCACGTTCATTCCACGTTATTGTGAGGTGTCGAATTGTCATATTCGATACTTTAGAGGTGGCGGCATTACCTGCAAAAACACAGGGGTTGCGGTTAATACATCCTTGCAAGCGGTAAATTGCCATATTGTAAACTGTAATGCAGGTATTTATATTCCTTACAGTTCAGAGTATCACGAATTTACAAATATCAAGTGTTTCCATTGCGGCATCGGTCTTGTAAATAACGGTGGCAATAATGCGTTTGTTAATTGTTGTTTTTCACAAAATAAACAAGGCATATTGATGGACAACACTAATAACCAATCCCCGAACAATGGGCATGGCTCTTTGGTTGGATGCACTATTAATCATTCAAACAACAATTCAGGAACAGCCATTGAAATGATCGGAATCACAAACGGTTTCAATTTCTCTTCCTGTCATGTTTTCTATGGAACTATATCCATTTCGGAATCAAAGGGAATTGTTTTTGGTGATACTAATGCAGGTGCAGTTTCAGCGATAACTATTTCTGGTGGCGGTTTGATTCTGTTTCATGGTGCAACATTTAATCGAGCACCTACAATTAATGTATCAAACAATCCAACGGTGCATTTTACAGATTGCTATACCCGTGATGGTGATGTTATATCTGTCGCCTGATTTAACTAACTTAAAGGGCAATTTAATCTAGTTGGGGCAGACCGCACGTCTGCCCTGAGACCTGACGGCGAGTTATTGACAACCCCGTTACGGGCTGTTACACTGCAATCAGCAGAACAAAACGAGGTAAACGAATGCTGATGCCATGGATAACAATCATCATAAACGGAGTGCTGACTGGCACGGTTGCGTGGCTGTTGAAGAAACTGACCACAGCTCTTGATGACTCCGCAAAAAAGGCATCAGAGGAAAAGGAAGCGGCAGAGCAGGAACGGAAGATCATGCACGGCGTGCTTCTGGCGGTGCTCAAAAACAGCCTGTATGAGCAGTGTTTCCGGGCGCTGAAGGCTGGCAGGGTAACGCTGAAGGAAAAAGAAAACATTGATTCGCTCTATGCGCAGTATCATGCGCTTGGTGGGAATCACAACGGGGATATCCTGTATCATCGGGTGGATGGGCTGGATATCATCCAGGATGATGATTTTGACAAGATGGCGGTATGACGGAGGGCAGGAAATGAAGCTTGACGGAAGGACATACGACATTCTCAAATGGTGCACCCTGGTTCTGATCCCGGCTTGCACAACTCTCTATGTGGCGCTGTCTGCAATCTGGGGTTTCCCGTATGCCTCAGAAGTCGCTAAGACATCGGCAGCCGTCTGCTGTTTCCTTGGCGCTGTTCTTGGGATCTCTTCCGCGCAGTATTACAAGGATGATTCCGAATGGTTGGATGATCCGGCAGAAGAAGATGGAGAGGACGCGCAGGAATGACGATACCGGAAGCAGCGGTTAAATGGGCTGTAGGGATCGCGAACAACCAGCGGCACGGCTACTCACAGGCATCAAGGTGGGGAACGCCGGATTATGATTGCAGCTCTTTTGTATTGTCTGCATATAAGGCGGCAGGCGCTGATATAGGCGCTGCTACTTATACAGGCAACATGAAAAAGGAGCTGCTTTCTCATGGCTTTACTGATGTTACCTCATCCTGCAATCTTGACACGCAGGCCGGACTAAAGCCGGGTGACATCCTGCTGTGGCATGGATCTGGGACTACCGGACACACTGCCATGTATGTTGGCGGCGGCAAGATCGTACACGCAAGAGGGCAAAGCTATGGCTCTTCTGCTCCGGGAGATCAGGGCAGCGAGATAGCGGTGACTCCCTATTACAGAGGGCGCTGGAACACGGTTCTGAGGTACGGCAAGACGGTCAGCAATGTTAAACGGTACGCAGTAGATACCACGCTGCCGATTATCAGATACGGATCTATAGGCCGGGCTGTGATGGTATGGCAGACAATTGTGGGAGTTACGGCAGACGGAGAGTTCGGGGAAAACACGAAAGCCGCAACGATTGCATTCCAGAAACAGCACAGCCTGGAAACGGATGCGGAAGTAGGGTCGTTAACATGGGCGGCAGGGCTTAGAGCCATAACGTAAGGGAGGAAGTTATGGAAGAAAAAAGCAGACCGCAGGATATAAGCGTTTACACGTTTGAGGCGGTCATGGCACGGGATGAGCGGCACGTTAAGCGACTCACGATAGCACTTGTTATTGCTATCATTGGGATCGTTGTTTCAAATCTTGTGTGGTTGTATGCATGGATGCAATTTGATTATGTAGAAAGCGGAACTGAGGTTTCGATTGATGGCGGTCAAAGTGGAAATACGTCTTATATAGGCGAAAGAGGATTGATCTTAAATGGGGAAGATTACAGTCCGGAAATGGACAAAATCCCGGACACGGAGCGGCAATAAGAGGGTAAGAAGAAGAAAAAGGAAGTAAGTTGTCTCCTCGATTGTTAAGTGTTATAATATATATGATAACATATAACAATCAAGGAGATTAATATGGAAATTTGGAAAGATATTGAAGGTTATAATGGTAAATACCAAATCTCAAACCGTGGAAATGTCCGTTCTTTTAGTAAATGGAAAAATGGCGATTTATTAAGGTTCGGGATGACAACGACAGGATATTATTTTGTAAACCTTGTTGTTGATGGCAGAAGAAAAACAAAACAGGAGAGAGTCCATAGGCTTGTTGCGAAGGCGTTTCTTGATAATCCAAACAATCTTCCAGAGGTAAATCATATTGATGGCAATAAGTTAAATAATAATGTCAATAATCTGGAATGGGTAAGCAGGAATCAAAATATACAACATGCATATGACACAAAACTTATTCCGAAGTTTTATGGAAAGCGTCATCCATTGTCAAAGCAAATAGTACAGAAAAGCAAAGACGGAAGTGTTATTAAGGTTTGGGATAGTTTGGCAGATATAAACAGGAAAACTGGATATGCCATGAATGGTATAATCTGCTGTTGCAAGAAAAAGCCAAGGTATCATACGGCATATGGGTTCATATGGGAATATAAAGAATAATTACCCTGAGATATCCTGCAGTGAGATGGCGCACCTGATAAACGAATGGGTGCCGAATGAGCGAGACCGCAGGATTATGTACAGGCGTATGATTGATGGTATCTGCATTGATGATCTGGCTGACGAGTTTGACCTGTCTGTCAGAAGGGTCAAAGCGATTGTCTATAAATGGCAGGACGCGATATTCCGGCATTGCACGCTGCCGTGAGTAACGCTTGTTCTTCATTTTTCACCTCCTCTTCTATATATTGATGGGGCGCACTCAGTTTCGGCTGGGTGCGTTTCCAATTCTTGAAAATATGCCCGAAAGATGCACGAATAATGCCCTTGCGGTTCATTCCGCAGGGGCTTTTTCTATGCGATGATACAGGCATGAGCTACGTACATTATCAGCCGAATCCATGCGGCAGGCTTGTGGGTGATTGTGCCGTCAGGGCATTGTGTAAGGCGCTGGGCGTGACATGGGAGGATGCATATCTGAAGATCGTGACAGCCGGATATGGTATGTGCGATATGCCTTCCAGTAATAGCGTCTGGGGTGCTGTCCTGAGGCAGAACGGATTCCGGCGTATCAACATCCCGGACACTTGCCCGGATTGTTACACGGCACAGGATTTCTGCAGAGACAATCCAAAAGGCGTTTATGTCATCGGTTTTGGCAACCATGTGGCAACCGCAGTTGACGGAGATCTATTTGATGCTTGGGACTCTTCACAGGAGATTCCGCAGTATGTCTGGTACAAGGAGAAGTAAATGGCAGCATATCCGTATCAATCATATCAGTATCCCTATTATCCGCAGCAGTATAACATTACGCAGCCGCAGGCAGGACAGCAGAACGCTTCCGGCCTGATCTGGGTGCAGGGCGAGGCAGGGGCGAAATCCTATATGGTCGCGCCTAACAACACTGTAGCCTTGTGGGACAGTGAAGCACAGACGGTGTATCTGAAGAGCGCGGACGCATCAGGTATGCCGTCCATGAGGATTCTTGACTATGAAATCCGCACTGATGCCCCTGCGCACTCCGTAATGGGGTCTAAAACCGATTTTGCTACCAAAGATGAAGTATCTGCCATCCAAAAGCAGATAGACGAAATAAGGGCAAATCTGAGCCGCAGGAAGGGGGCAAATGATGAATCAGCTATACCAGCAGTATAAAAGCGGTAGTAATGATCTTGCAGCCAGGCTCAACCGGTTCCAGCAGAGCATCAAAGGAGATCCACAGCAGATGATTCAGCAGATGCTTAATTCCGGCAGGATCACGCAGGCGCAGTACAACGCAGCGGTGCAACAGGCACAGCAGTTGGGGCGGATGCTTGGAATGAAATAAAGACCGTGCGCACGGCTTTATATACCGATCATCACAAGGGGGATGATGACCGCTAACCATTAAAAATTACATGGTAGAAAGGAAAAAACAAATGGCACTTACTGATGAAAACGGCGGCGGCATGGTCATGCCTGTCGCACCTATGGGCAACACCGGGAACGGCTTCGGCGATTGTTTCGGCGGTTCTGGCTGGGGGGTTCTGC